CTTTTCCGTCTATACGCAAGGAAACAGACATGCCCCAAACGGATTTCCCCAATGCCCAAAAGGATTTGCCAGGATTCGGGCGGACTCTCCCGAGGCTGCAAACTCTGGTCGAGGGCGATTACACAGATGGGCATTTGGTCGCTGAATTCTCGAGCATGCATCTGGGATTCGACTTGCTCCCATGGCAGCTGCATGTGGTCGAGCAGGCGTTCCGCTGCAGGGTCGCCGGCAGTAATGACTACTCAGCGCGGCAGGTGCTCTGCTCCACAGCGCGGCAGTCTGGCAAGAGCTCACTTGAGGCCGCTGTCATTGGCACATGGCTAACCAGCATTGCTAGGCAGCGTGGCAAACCACAGACGGTGCTCTCCACAGCTCACGATCTTTCGCTGGCATGTCAAATGTTCGAGAGGGTCGCGCCGATACTTGTCGAGCGTTTTGATGCGAAAGCTAAATGGGGCTATGGCCGCATGGAGCTGCAAATGCCAGATGGCTCAAAATGGTATGTGCGTGCCGCCACGCCCAGAGCAGGTCACGGCCTTTCTGTGGATCTAATTTGCTCGGACGAAATTATGGGCATCAGTGAGGATGTGCTGTTTCATGGACTCAAACCCACCCAGCGTGCACGCAATGTGAAAACAGCTGGAGGCACGCCTATGCATTTTATGTATTCGACAGCCGGCACAGAGGCCAGCACAGCGATGCTGAAACTGCGTGAGCAAGGCCTGCGCCAAATCGATGCCGGCGAGCCCAGCTCATATCTGTTTATGGAATGGAGCATCCCACCCGGGGTGGATGCATTCGATGAGGCGTTCTGGCATTACGCAAATCCAGCTCTGGGCTATCTCGTGGATATCGAGACGATCCGAGACGAGTCGCAGGATGGGAACCTCGCCGCGTTCCTCAGAGCATCTCTGAATACATGGGTGAGCACAGAGAATGGATTTCTACATCCGGGAGTCTGGGATAGCTGCGCCGGCGAGGGAGCATTGCCGGGTGGCGGCTTTCTCGCTGTGGACTCCAGCATGGACGAGTCGAGATACTGCGGAATTCGAGCGAGCGTGGACAGTGGCGGCATCGTGCATGTCCATGTCGAATTTGTGGTGGACACACTCGCAGAGATGGTTTCGTCTATTAGTCGAGCAATGGAGGCAGACACAGCTCTCACGCTGGCGATCACACCATCGCTCGATGCTCAGGTGCGTGGATTCGACAAACGCAGAACCACAGTGGGCTATGGCGAGCTGCTGAAATTCACAGGCCTAGTCAGATCTCTGATCATGGAAGGCCGCCTGCTGCATCGCAATGAAAACACACTGAATGACCACATGAACCGCGCAGTCGCAGTCGTGCAGGCGCATTCACTTGTGCTCTCCAGCAAACGCAGCCCCGGCAGCATCGAGCTGGCGCGCTGCTGTGTGTGGGCTGCAGCTCTGGCCTCATCGCCAAAACCACGAGCGCGTGCAGCTGTCGCATTCGCTCGCTAGGGGTGGGGGGTAATTCTCTATCTCTAAATTTCTCGAGATAGTGCTCGCATACCACACAGGCCTGCGTCATACTTGCAACACATGGCGATTTTCTCACGCGACAAGAAACCCCAATTCGGGGCGGCATCAGTGAAGGCCGCAGCAGGCGCTGCAGGCCTCTCTCAGACGCTCGGCTATAACTACGATGCCAGCCGAGATCGGGCAATGACTCTCCCGGTGATTAGTCGCGCGCGCGATCTCATCGTGAGCCTTGTGTCCAGTCTCCCCATTAACGAATACGCAGTGCAGTGGGATCAGACAGAGCAGGAATACATCGAGATGCAGCTCCCGGGCGAGTCGTGGATGACACGCCCAGACCCCACAGTCACTCGCCAATTTTTGCTCGCATGGACAACGGACGATCTCATATTTCATGGGGCGGCTGTGTGGTATGTGTCAGCTAGGAATTATGACGGACGGCCATCGCAATTCATGCGCCTGCCTATGTCTGGGATTTCGTTCCTAGATCAGCCCGGCCAGATCTACACAGCAATGCCACGCGAGATTGTTTATCAGGGGCAGCAGCTCGACCCACGAAATTGCATTGTGTTTCTCTCCCCGATTCAGTCACTGCTCAGCATGGGATGGCGCGCGATGGAAATCGCACATCGCCTAGACGATGCAGCGATGCGATTCGCCACAAACGAAATCACAGCTGGCTATCTCCAGCAGACCGATAACTCGGAACCATTGACCGGCGAGGAGCTCACAGATCTGGCATCAGCGTGGCAGCAGGCTCGCAAGGTTTCAGCAGTGGGCGCTCTTAACTCGAGCGTTAAATGGGTGGAATTTCAGAGTGACCCATCGAAACTGCAGCTGGTTGAGGCACGCCAGCATGCGATGCTCTCACTCGCAGACATTGCCAACATTCCGCCATTTTTGGTAGGCGCTCCCACGAATAATTCGATGACCTACACAAATGCGAAAGAGTCTCAGTATTTGCTCTACAAGTACGCATGCGCGCCATACATCACATGCATTAGCGAGCGCCTGAGCATGGATGATGTGTTGCCACGAGGCCGCACATGCAGACTCGATGTGTCCGAGTTTGTAGATGAGGCAGAAACCATCGAGCAGAACATGAGCACAGACTCAATGAGCGAAAGAGAATCCGCATGAATTTAGAAATCTCAGCGAAACTGCACGCCATTAACGCAGCAGATCAGAACGGCCAGCCGCGCCGCACTGTGGAGGGCGTAGCAGTCGAATACAACACAGACGCAGTAGTCAGCGATGGCACGCTGGTGCGCTTTCTCCCCGGCTCATTGCCAGTGGACGGTGCAGCACCAAAATTCATTCGCGACCATGATCTCTCCCAGCCTCTAGGCATCGTCACAGAGCGAGTCGATACCACAGAGGGAATGCTATTTTCCGCGCGTATTTCAGAAACGCGCGCTGGAGACGAGGCTCTCATTCTTGCAGCAGACGGTGTTTTGGATGCTGTCTCTGTAGGCGTGGAACCCATCGATTATTCGTTCGATAAGAAATCGGGCGCGATGGTCATCAAGAAAGCACGCTGGAAAGAGCTGTCACTGTTGGCATTTGGGGCATTCCCCGGTGCGCGCGTGGCATCTGTTGCAGCTGCTGAACCAGAACCCGAAACCACAAATCCTGAGGAGGAACCACAAGTGGAATCACCAGAAACCCCAGTCGCGGCAGCACCAGCTGTCGAGGCATCTATCCCTACCCAGCCAATTTTCGCAGCGCCTAAGCGTGAGCAGCGCCTGCCATCGATGGCTGAATACATCAGCTCCTATGTGGCTGGTGGCGATTCATTCATGGCAATGAATAACGCCATCCGCGCCGCCGCCGGCGATCAAATCGTCTCGAATGTGCCCGGCATCATTCCGACTCCCATCGTGGCTCCCGTTTTCGATGGCCTTGTGGCGTTGCGTCCTATCGTGGATTTGTTCGGCGCTCGCGCCATGCCACGCGCAGGTGCAACATTCATTCGTCCATACATCGATACTCACTTGTCAGTAGCTCAGCAGTCCACACAGCTCACAGCTGTTTCTGCAACTACTCAAGTAGTGGAGGACAAGGTCGTCACGAAACTGACTTTCGCTGGGCAGCAGACGCTCTCCGAACAAGTGGTCGATTTCAGCGATCCGAGCGCACTCGACATCGTTTTGCAGGATTTTGTAGGTCAGTACGCAGATGCCACAGACAACTACGCAGCTGATCAGTTGCTCGCAGGCGTGACTCAAGCATCTGCAGCGAATGTGGATTTCACAGATCCAGATGCAGTAGTCGCAGCCATCTACGCAGGCGCTAAGACCATCGCAGCATCCTCGAATGTGTTCCCAGATGCCATCGCAGTTTCGATGGATGTCTGGCAGCAGCTTGGATCTCTTTACGACACAACAGGCCGTCCGCTTTTTAGCACCCTTAATCCAACCAATGCACCGGGCACCATGAATGCAGTCGGCACTGTCGGAAACATTCTCGGGCTGCGTTTGGTCGCGGACAAGAATTTCGCCGCGAAAACCTGCATCCTCGCAGTGGCTAACCCACGCAGCAAGGCTGGGTATGAGGTGTATGAGGATCAGCGCGGCCTCGTAAGTATCGAGCAGCCATCTACCCTCGGTCGGACACTGGCGATTCGTGGCTATTTTGCCACGACCACCATCGATGCGACCAAGACCTACAAGATCACACAGGCCTAGTAGCGAACACGGCATCGGGGAGTCTGCAGCATGGCGACATATTCAGTCACACATCACCAGCGCACTGGTGGAATTGCTGTGTTGCAGACTCTTACGAATAACGAAATCGCTGTGGGCGGCAGCATCACAGTGGCAGGCATTGGCGAGGGATTTAACGGTACGCACACTGTTATTTCCACAGAGCCATATCTGCTCGTGGATGTGGACGAATACGGCGATCTAGTTTTCGATTATCAGGTGCCAATTTTGCATCAGGTGCTCTACGAATCTGCAGGTACAGATCAAGAGCGCATGGAATCAGACGGCACCATCACCTACACGCCAGTGTGCACATGGGTGAGCGTGCAAGACACCCTCGACTGGCTCGGGGTATCCCCAGCAAGCGCGAACGATACTGCATTCGTTACAGACTGCGTAGCGGCTGCGAACGCTGTCGGATATCGCCGGCGAAAGGCCGCTGGCTATCAGGACGCGCTCGGAACATCGCCCGGTGGTGATGTTTCTCTGGGCACAGTGATGTATGCAGCTGCTCTTTATCGTGAGCGTGGCTCGATGGATTCATTCCAGAGCTTTAACGATTTCACCACAGCGCCAGTAGGCGGCTCTATGGGGCAGATTCTGCGCCTATGGGGATGCAATAGGCCACAGGTCGCCTAATGGGGCTCCTAAACGATGCCACAGGCCTGCTGGTGGATTTCCTAGAGGATGCATCGCTAGTCGTAACCACTGACAGCAGAAATGCGCGTCCGGGTGTCGTGATCATTGACCCACCCACACTGGTGGTCAGAAACATAAATCTTTATGAGCTCAGCTACCCAGTCACCGCTCTGCTAGCGCCACCCGGCAATGCAGACGCAGTGCAAGCTCTGCTCGATCTCGCAGACACCATCGTTCAGGCGGTGCCGCAAGTAAATGGGGGGCGACCAGTCTCCTATGCAGTAGGTGGGCAAGAATTGCCCGGCTACGAAATCACAGTCCAAATGACAGTCACAAGGTAAGGAACCAAAATGGCAACAGCACAAGTAGTGACGGGAAAGTCCATCACTCTCACGATTAATTCTGTGGCATACACAGACCAATGCACCAGCTCGATGCTCACACCATCCGAGAATCCCATCACAGGCGTGACATTCTCTGGCGCGTATGCAGCTAAGGGAATCCCCACATGGACTCTCGATGTGGAATTGGTCGCAGACTGGGGCGCAACCTCCAGCATCTGTGAATCACTCTGGAGCGCAGCAGAAACCGGCACGAATGTGACTTTCACGATGCTGGCCGCCACTGGCGCATCGTTCACCGGATCAGTTGTTCCAGTGTTCCCATCTGTAGGCGGCGCTGCCGATTCAGTGCAGAGCATCTCTGTGTCGTTCCCAGTGAACGGCAGCATTACTGAGACATTTAGCTAGTTAGGGGCGCGACTGTGATCGATAAGACATTCACAGTCGATTGGGGAGAAGGCGCAAAATCCGCCACCTCTAACGGCTGGACAATTATCCAATGGGAACGCAAAACGAAACAAAAGTTCTCAAAGGTGCAGGAAATCGGAATCGGCATTGAGGACATGTATCTGATTGCATGGATCGCATTACGCGATGCAGAAATCACTGTGCCCGATTTTGAGCGTTTCGCTAAATCAGTGCGTGATTTTGGGGTCAGCGGTGACGATGAAAACCCTACGAGCGCGGCAGCTGGGGCAGACGAGTAGCGGAGGTATCTGTGAGAACAGGTATCCCACCCAGCGAGCTGCTAAATGACTCCACGATGTTTCTAACCATTGTGGATGTGCTGCGAGAACAGGACGCACAGCGATGAGCGCCACCATTCAGATGCTCGAGGTTTCAGGCCTAAAAGAGGCTCTGAAAGAAATAAACAAACTCGACAAAAAACTGCGGCGCGAAATCACTAAAGATTTCGAGGCTGCAGCATCACCAATGGTGGACGCAATGCGCGCAGATGTGCCACTGTCGCCGCCGCTTTCAGGTTTCGCTAATAAGTCAAAAACCCAATGGAAACGCAACGAAACCAAAAACATAAAAGTAAAGCTGGACACACGGCGCGCGCGTAATCGCAACATGGCAAAAGGCGCACAGTATGAATCGCTGGGCGTTGTCAAGATTCGAGCCACATCAGCCGGCCTCTCAGTGTTTGACATGGCAGGCAAAAAAGGCGATGGCGACACACCACAAGGCGAGGCAATGGTGGCGGCCTTAAAACGCAGATTCGGTGATCCATCTCGCATCATGTGGCCTAACGCTGAACGCAAATGGCAAGAGGTCGAAACCAATTTGGAACCAGTCGTGAGGCGCGTATCTGCTGAGCTCACGCGATTATTAGGAGAAAAATAATGGCCATCATCATTCCGCTGGTTTCGCAATTCGATAACTCTGGCGTTTCTGGCGCTCTCAAGGAATTTAAGAATCTGGAAGGCGCAGGCGCGAAAAGCGCATTCGCACTGAAAAAAGCAATGCTGCCGGCGACAGCTGCAGTAGGTGCTCTCGGGGTCGCGTTATTTGATGCCACTAAGGGTGCGATGGAGGATGCATCAGCAGCTGCAGAGCTCGAGCGCCAGCTCAAGAAATCCACCGGGGCGACAGATGCAGTCGTGGCCAGCACTGAGGAATGGATCAGCTCGATGGGTGCCGCCTACGGGGTCGCGGATGACGATTTGAGGCCATCGATGGCGAAACTATCGAGAGCTACTGGATCTGTTGCTGAATCGCAAAAGGCTGCGAAATTGGCGATGGATATTTCTGCCGCCACTGGCAAGGATTTGGGCAGCGTTTCTGATGCGCTCGCTAAGGCCTACGGCGGAAACCTTAAAGCTCTGCAAAAGCTCAGCCCAGAGCTGCGCGACATGATCAAGGATGGAGCATCTCTCGATGAGGTCATGGCAAATCTGGGGGACACATTCGGCGGTGCCGCATCGAAACAGGCGAACACAGCACAAGGCCAGATGAAACGCCTAGCACTGTCCATTTCAGAGACAAAAGAATCCATAGGCGCGGCGCTCATTCCAGTAGTCGAAAAGCTGCTCCCATATCTGCAGCAGTTTGCACAGTGGGCATCCGAAAACTCAAAAACATTTCTAGTAATCGCCGGCGTAATCGGCGGTATCGCTCTGGCCATTATTGCGATTAATACTGCGATGACTATTTGGACAGCACTTACTACAGCGTTCACAGCTGTGCAGGCCGCGTTTAATGCAGTCATGGCAATGAATCCCATAACACTGATGGTCATCGCTGTGGCGGCATTAATTGCTGGGCTCATCCTCGCATATCAAAAATTCGAGGGATTCCGAAACATCGTGGACTCTGTGTTCTCTTTCATTAAAAAAGGCGTGAAAGCAGGCATCGATGGCATCACCAGCTATCTGCAATTTGTGCTCGGAATCTATAAAGGCATTTTTAACGGCATCGCATCGCTGTGGAATAACACATTCGGCAAACTGTCATTTAAGGTGCCGGGCTGGGTGCCTGGCATCGGCGGCAAGGGATTCGATGTTCCAGATATCCCAATGCTCGCAGAGGGTGGCATCGTCACACGACCCACACTCGCGCTGATCGGTGAGGCAGGCGCAGAGGCTGTCATTCCATTATCAAAAATGAATCAGGGTGGGAATATCTATGTGACAGTGCAAGGCGGCGACCCTAACGCCATCGTAGATGCGCTGCGCCGCTACCAGCGCCAGAATGGGGCTATCCCCATCAGGACGGTGGCCTGATGCCACAGATCTACACAGTCGCGTACAGCACAAATGGCACCAGCTGGACAAACCTCTCCAACATTGAGTCCATTAATGCATTCGTGGGTCGCGGCAGCCTTGTGGATCAATTTGAGCCATCGCGCGCCACCATCGTGATGCGCTACCCCACAGGATTTTCGTCACCCATCGCCGCACTGGTTGTGGGCACATGGATTCGATTTTCTCGCTCTGGCGGTCAGGAAATGTGGCGCGGAAAGATTCGCAATGTCACAGCTACATGGGGCAAGCCTTACCGCGCCGGCGAGGGAGCTGCAGACTTTCTAAACATCGAATGTGAAGGCGCACTAGCTGAGTGGGGTCGCGCGCAAGGTAACGATTATGCAGTCGTATCTGCGAATGCCTATTTTCAGCTGGCAGATGTTTCCTATCAGTCAGGCCTGCCGGTGGGAACCACCTACGGCTCGACAGATTCACCCACGCTCGGTGCATCAGTGGTCGATAACACATTCGGCACATGGATAAACCAATTCGCTGCCACGCTGGGCTCCACCATTAAAGATGGCTCCGGGCAATTAGGTGCCTATACGAAAGATTTCATAGGCCTGCTGCCATTTTCGTTTTCTGATGTCACCAATAACTCAAGCACATATGTGTATGACGAGCTCACATTCGACTCTCTCGCAGCTGATTACTACACACAGGTGCAGGTGGACATAAACACAGGCGTAACGGTGACGCGCTCGCAAGGTTCAGCGCCATACCGCACCCAGCGCATCAGCACATTTAGCTCTAGCTCTGGACAGGCGCAAGATCTCGCAGACTGGCTACTGGGGCAATTCGGCACAGCATCATTTGGTATCTCGAGCCTTTCGATATTGTCCAGCGCGCAAAACTCATTCGCCATCGATGCGTCCTATGCGTTTTACGACTGGATCGGATACCGCACACAGGTGACATTCCGCGGCACCACACAAACAATGACGATTCTCGGAGTCGATTTCACAGCTGATGCATTCGATAGTCGATACACATTCACAGTGGCAGACGCAGATCTCACGCCATATTTCTATTTGGACTCTGATCTCTATGGAGTCCTAGACCAAAACAAACTCAACTGGTAAGGATTAAACATGACATATCCCAATTTCTCAGTGGGCGAAACGCTCACCAGCGCATCCATGAATGCAGTAGGACTATGGAAAACCGCATCTGTGACATTGACAGGTCAAACCACTGCCAGCATCACTAACTGCTTTTCAGCAGATTATTCCAATTATTTATTTATTTACAATGTGAGAGGCGCTGCAGGTTCATCAAGTCTGCAAGTGCAGTTAGCTCTCAACGGAACGCCAAATGCCACCGCTAACAGCTATGTAATCTCAGGTCGCTATGTGGGCTTTCCCGGCGTTGGAGCTGCAGATTTCAGCGGTGCCGGCACTTTTTGGGGCGCTAGTTTTTACTCCACTTTCCCTAACAATGGTAACTATACGATTTCTAACCCATTCGATGCTTTAGCTACCGCGATCACTGGAAATGCCATGTCGCAAAATGCAGCAGTTTTTCAGGGTGGTTACCATAATCAGAATGTTTCTTATAACGGCCTATACATATCAAACAATGCAAACGCTGCCATGTATGGCGTTATGTCTGTTTACGGCACAAGGTAACTATGAAAGAAAATAAACCCACGATTCTTATTTATGACGCGCTTACCGGCGAAGAAATAACACGAGAAATGACAAGTGATGAAATTGCAGCAGTGTTAAATCCTCTGCCCGATTATTTGCCTGCTGCATCGGAAAATACCAATGAATGACGCAATAATCATTGCGCTAATCGGCGGCGGCTTTTCTGTCATCGTTGCGCTGCTCGAATTTATGCGCCGGCAAAATAATCGCGACCACGGCGAAAACTCTAAAAAACTCGACTACTTAGCGGATCTATTTCGCGACCATCTGAAAGGCCACAAATGAATCCCAAAATGCAAGCAGCGGCGGCATCATACGCTCGCGCGCTAGTAGCAGCTGCTCTCCCAGTGTGGACAGCTACTCAAGACTGGAAAGCAACCAGCCACGCATTGTGGGCTGCTGCACTGCCAGTCGTAATGCGCTGGGCTAACCCATCAGACCCTAATTTTGGACGCGATCATGGCAGCGAAAAAAACAAGTAATCGGCCATATCCCTACTACCCAGCAAAAGCAGGAAAAGGCAAGCTGGCAGGTACTGAATGGTTTATCCACGCATGTAATCGGCGCTGGGGCTTTAAGAATCTTGGGTCGTATGTTTTGCGTGACATGCGAGGCAAGCCCGGCCAGCTGAGTGTGCATAGCACAGGGGCGGCATGCGATGTGGGTTTCGCCGGCAAAAAACCAGCTGAGATTCTGAAGGCGTGGAATTGGTTTATGGATCACACACGCCAGCTAGGAATCGTAGAGGCTCACTGGTACACAGCACCGGGCACGAAATACGGAATCGGGTATCGCTGCAGCCGCGGCGAGGGTCATGCTGGATGCATCGAGTGGACAGCTCAAAATAATGGTGGGAAAGGTGGGGCGTGGTTCCATCTGGAATTTGAGATGGATTTCGCATCATCAGAGAAAAAAATGTCTGAGGCGTGGCGGTCACTCCCCAAACCTGCCTAGTCTCAGTGGCGGCTCGAGCTGGGAATCTCGGGTCGTGGGCATTATGAGCTCACGCTGGTTTCACTCTTTTTCCAGCGTGGGCTGCCCAAATCCACAAACCGCCGCGCGCGTTTGTTATAGTGACCACGGGCACCCAGACCCACAAAAGAGGATCACGCATGAATTGCAAACACATCAGCTGCATTAAGCCCCCACTAATGGGCGACTTTTGCATCGAGCATTGGTACACATCGCGCGGCAAGGTATGCCCCGGTATGGAGCCCGGAGGCGTGCTCACACGGCCTCCAGTGGAGCGAAACACTGTTGCAATGGGCAGACAGGCCACATCACGCGCAGCAGCTGCTCAGGCGCTCCCCAAATCAGGCACAAATCGTGCTCGCATTCTTGACTACATCACGAAAGCTGGTGGGGCAACAGATGAGGAGCTCGAGCTTGCTCTGGGGCTTTCTGGCAACACTGTGCGCCCATGCCGCGTCTCACTGGTGCAGGATGGCTGGGTCGTGGACTCAGGCAAGCGCCGCCCAGTGCGCTCAGGCAATGACGCAATTATCTGGAGCGCAGCATGAATGTGATCGGCTACGAATCATGGCAGACGCGCGACAGGTGCACGATGGTGCAAGTATTCAGAGACATAGAAACAGGTTTGACTGTTCGAGTGGTCGTTTCTCAACGCGCCAGCATCCTCGATACATGGGAACCGCTAAGCACACTGGAACGGAACGATTAAGCGCATCATGGCAGCAGCATTCACGCTCGCATTACTAACCCCAGCACCAGCTAAGGCCTACGGAGAGGAGCTCGTCATGCCATGGCAGTTTTATCGCCGGCTAGCGCAGTGCGAAACAGGCTCCAATGTGAACCACAGCACCCGGTCATATACGGGCATGTTCGGCATTTACAGGCGCACATGGCAGGCCTACAGCAACCACAGCAGCGCACGCGGCATGACAGCTCTCGAGCAGGCGCGAGTGGTGGACAACATCGCATTTAACGGCCACACAGAGCGAGGCAGATTTCAGCATCCAGTAGGGCTCTGGGGCTGGGGAGCTGTAAAGCAAAACTGCATGCAGCTGCAGAGCTACATCTGCAAATCACGGCACCCACTGGTGCAAAAACAAAAGAGAGGGTGCCAATGAGCGAAACGCACATGGACTATGACGATCAGAAAGCAGCGATGGTGCTCATGGCCATGGCTACCAATTTGCGAGCAGAGGGAAAATGGCCGCGCGCGCAAGCTTGCGAGTATGCAGCTGCTCGACTGATGAGCATTCCCACACTGGCCTCCCAAATCAGCCACCCAGCCATCGCTAGCAAAACAGACGCGATGATGCAGGTAGTGCGATTCATCACGGATCAGAACAGAGGAGCCTCAGAATGAATCTGGGCGAGGTTTATCAGCACTACGGCCAACCAGACCCGGCGACAGTTTCTGTCCTGAACAAAAATGGCGTGGAACTGTCCTATGTGGGGCACGCAGAAATCACTAAGGCGCTCTCGGAAATTGACCCTGAATGGACATGGGAACCAGTGCTAGGCGCTGATGGCCTGCCGGCGATACGCATCCAGCATGGCGAAATCCCACGGCGCGACAGAGAACCCATTTTGGTGAACATGGCAACGATGTGGGGCAGGCTCACGCTCTGTGGCGTAACTCGCTGGGCTGTGGGGTCAGTCGAGGCACACAAACCAGATCTAGATAAAGAGCTCGTATCAGACTTTCTCAGAAATGCCGCGATGCGTTTCGGGGTTGCTCTTTCGCTGTGGATGAAAGACACTCCAGAGCCCACAGGACGGCCTCAGATGGCCACAAATCAGCGTGGCAATGTCACAGTGACCCAGCCAGCCAATGTGCTCTCAGAGGCTCAGGAGCGCGCCATTCGCGCCATCAGTAAATCGATGGGGCGCACTGTCCCATCAGGCCTGCAGAGCTTTACGAAACAGCAAGCATCCGCATACATCGATGCACTAAAAAACGGACAAAACCCAGAGCCTGCAGATGAGCAGGACATGAGCCCCGAGGAGCCTTTCTGATGGATGCTGGAACCGCTAAGGATTACATAGATGATCTAGTGCAACAGGTTAATTACTTGACTGCCCAGCTGGAGTTTTGGCGCACGACAGCATTACGAGCAATAGAGAACACAGATAAGGCGCTGGCCATTATCGAATTGCATAAGGCGCTCAATGTCGAACGGCAAAAAGGCATCGCGAATGGCTGAGCTCATGCAATTTCTCATCATGATTATGCTCGTATTTGTCGCCGGCATTTGGTTTGGCGCTAACGGCCTCAAGGCCGCACAAGATAAAGAGCGCCAGCGCAGACTCGAGCAAGAGTGGCAAGACTGGGAGCGCAGACATGGCTAGCGAGGCATCAGAGCGCATCTGGCAAGACAAGGTGACACACATCGCGCTCATGTGCGGATGGCTAGTGGATCACACACCACCAATGCGCTACCCAAATGGGGCGGTGCGTACTGGGGGCATGAAAGGCAAACCAGATCTGTGTCTCATTCACCCAGCTGGGCGAGGCATCATCTGGGCAGAGCTCAAAACAGAAAAAGGCCGATTATCACCAGAGCAGGAAAAGGTCATCCACGCATTACGCGCAAACGGCGCAGAGGTTTATGTGTGGCGGCCATCCCAGCTCGACCTAATCGCAGAGCGCCTAGGTAGGCCTGCGTGAGCATTGGCACAGGCGTTTGGTATCTCTCAATGATTCTCGCCGGCATGTGCGGCCTGTATTGGCTAAGTAGATAATGGTTCGACACAACAGAACGAAAGCGGAAACGCTGGGAGCATGGCGGTACCCCGGTTGCATGGGGCGGCGGAGAACACACGGGAGCGTGGGTAGTACGCCCATGTGCTTTATGCGATCAGTAGGAACCGATACGGCAACAGTAAGTGGCGTGGCAGATTTGATGTGGAAATGTAAAACAGTCGTGAGGCGCGACTCTAAAGAATGTTCGGGACTCGTTGCTGTGGCGGCGCGAGGGGAGGATAAACACCACTATGGCCAGAGATGAATACGCGACAGCGGAATACCAGCGAGCAAGGCGCGAGCTACTCGAGAACAAACCGCTATGCCACTGGTGCCACGACAAACCAGCAACAGAGGCGGATCACATAGTCCCAGTGCAATTCGGGGGGACATGGCGAGATGGCATGGTGCCATCGTGCAAGAGCTGCAACGCATCCCGAGGGGCTAAGCAAATAAACAAACAGACACGAGACAGACTTAACATTCGAGACAACATCGCCGGCACGACAAGCGGAGGCAAGCGCAGCGGAGCAAGCGCGCCAGCGAAAGCGGACAACAAACCAGCACGCCCGAACGACTCGACCACGCAAGGCCGCGCAAGAAACCAGCGCACGCAAAAATCGAACACTCTCGCTTTTTTTGATACGGAACCACTGACAGATCGGA